CCATCATAAGGCGCGTTGTTTGCGGCCATATATTTTGAGTTCTGTCCGGCAGCACGCGTGAATAATCCACGAATATCAAGGACTACCATGTAGGCACCATTGGTGTCCCGGCTATTGGTATTATTGGGATCTGATATCTTATACCACCAGTCAGCAGTCGCATTATTAACATTTCCGCAGTACATTCGATCACAAAGACGCTGATAATTGGCAATGGCGATTACTTGCCCTTCAAGCGGTAAAATACGCATTGTTGCCATTTCAAGCGGTGTTGGCTGGTAAAGAAGTTCTTTAATCGATCCATAATCCGCGTCTATACGCTGGTGGGCTTCATAAACACCATGTTCAAGGTCGTTCATCCATTCCACAGAAAACGGGGTTGGCTCGTTGTTCAGTATCGGATCATGTACCAATTCAACGGTAACAGAGGTCTCGTTTACTTTTTGGAAACGGTTTAAGAAGGTTCCCTGCGGTTCTACCCATGTATGCTTTGTATACGACATATTTTACTCCTCAAAAAATGTATTTCTTAATTTATTGTGAGGGAGGGGGTTGATTTCCGCAATTCCTAAGTATATACTAGTAAATGCTTCGGGTAGTAAGTACTTAGGGTATTTAGACATAGCGGTATAATGGTTTTAAATTTGGAAAGCCAATAAGTTATGCCAATAAACAGGAGGATTTTGGTATGAATTTAGTTCAAAGATGTATTTCGGTGATTCTGATCATTAGTTATTCGTTTTTATTTACAGGTTGCTTTACAACCAGGAATATTTATGAAGACAAGGAAATTGTTACCACATTAACTTTCGTTGATATAGAAATTGTTTCTCATCAAAATAAGATGGGTGTACTTTATTACACAATAAAAGGTAAATACACAAATTCAGATACAGGTTTACCAGAATATATTGGCGATGATTTCCCTTTCAGCACTTATTCAGATGCCTTAGCATATAAGAATGAAAATATAAAAACTGATGATTTTGAAAAAGTAATTATTAGAACTCAAATAAGAAAAGAATTAGTAAAAAAAGAAAAAAAGTTTAGGCCTGTTGCAACGGGTTTAGCAATCGGATTACCTATCGTTGGTGTGATTACTATTGTCTTATCAGCAATTTTTATAACGCCAACTCAAGAGAAATAATATTTTTTATTTAGAGGTGTTTTATGAAAAAACTATTTTTAATTCTATCTCTTGCTTTTATTATGTTCTCATGCGATGATAAACCTGTAGAAGAGACTAACCCATTTATAGGCACATGGGAAGATAAAGACGATTATCTAATAGAGCAATATATATTTACAAAAGATTTTGAATTTACCAGAACTGTGCAAATGTTAGCACCGGAAGATGAGCAATATAATGAAACCAATACAGGAACTTACGAATTTGATGATCAAATAATTTGCTTTTATCATACAAGCCCCAGTATATTAACCGTTCGAGCCGGCTACTTGTTAGACAATAAAACATTAATAATGATGTTTGGATCTGCGAGAATATATTCTTATAAAAAGATAAAATAATTATTATGTACCAAGCATCGAGAGCATTCCAGGATCATTTTCTACCCATAATTCAAAATTTGATACCCCAAATCCAAAACCTCTTACTGGCCTTGCTGTTTGAATAAAAACTAGCCCTTCAAGGTCAATTGTTGTTTGTCCGTCTATTAACTCCATATCAACAGCCGAAGTATCTGGAAGATATTCGCCAAAAAATATACCATTTCTATATAATCTATAGGCACCACTTAATTGTGCGCCCCTGGCATCAAATACTAATTTTATTCTACAAGTACCTCTTGCAAACGTAGTGATAGATTTCATATAATACCATTGGCCCGGAATAATATTATTACCACCATCCCATAAATCTACAAAGGTATTATTTCTTCTTAAAACAAAATTATCTCCTGCTTCAACAATACCTGTCACGTTAATATGTTTTGCTTCTAATATTCCTCTAATAACAGCGGAATTAAAAATAGCGTCTCCATTATGTGTTATTTTCCAGCCAGTATTCTCAACATCAGAAAAATTACTGCTTTTTATTACTCCCCCTCCCCTGCCATATTCATCATTAAGTTCTATTTCTCCGGCCGCTACCAGTTCGATAAATAACGCCTCAGCTACCAGCGACCTTATCTGGGCGAATGAAAAAACAGCGTTTGGCGCACCTTCCGTTATATCGCTGGTAGCAAGTAAGTACATCGCCGCGTTCTCACGTTCAGTAGCCGTCGGCAGCGTTACAGGTGACCACCCTGGGTCGTCAAACCGGTATACATAACCATATGACCAAATAGAAGATCCGGCAAACATTACCCAATCATTTTTATTCGCTTGTACTAACCGATAACTATTTGGATTGTCATATATTCTTACAACTCCCCCGTCTTCGCCGGGTTCATATGTTTTTCCCAAGTATTTGGGTGCAGGAACACCCTGGTCGCCTCGATCGCCATCTTGGCCATCTTGGCCATCTTGGCCATCTTGGCCATCTTGGCCATCAATTCCCGGCTTCCCGTTACGTACCGTGCTTATGGTAAATGCTTTCGAATACGTCTTACCTTCAAAAGCGGCATGTACCATTATCACGTTTGAATTAGCGAGTTCTGCATTAGGCGCCACAGAAATAACTCCGTTGTTGTCTATGGTAATACCACTTGGCGCACCAGTGAGATACCACTTAACTACTGATGATATTGGATAAGCTCCTATTGCTAATAGACTAAAAATATTTGTTCCTGCTCCGGGGAAGAACATCATTTGCTTTCTTGTTGTCCGTCTTCGCTGTGTAGAATTGTTGACTTCAGTTGCACCTTTAAAAAGCGTTGCCTTCATAGTATAGGGTAATTGGCCTGGGTTTGGGGCACCAAAAAAGCTGTAGCTTATAGTCTCACTATCGGGGCTTATATTTATAACCACAGGCGCAACGCCGTCCATGACTTTGGTAATGGTAAGAACGCTCTCACGAATAATGCCATTGTTGATACCATACACACCGCGAACAATTATTCTGTTAATATCATCATAATTCAACGAATAATCGATGTGTATATTCCCATCTACATCTATGGAAACGCCGGCTGGCGCGTCTACCAACGACCACTGCACCGCCCGCATCGATATCGGGTACTTGCCGTTTGCTAACGGACTAAGGATATCCGTTCCCGCGGACGTCGGAAAGAGGATGATATTTTTCTGCATTAGCCAACGTAACCACGCAGGATCGGTATCATGAGCAATAGATATGCCTGCGTAGAATACAGCTTTATTAGTTATGGGGAACGCGTCAAATTTAGGATCGCCGTATTCGTCGCAGCGGATAACAATATTCTCGGACTCCAAATCTACCGTAAACGCATCTTCGCCATCAGAAACGATTGGAACGCGTTCGGCATCCAGCAAGGTATCATCTTCATCATAGAGACGAAACTCGATCCACTTCCACGTGGTGTCAATGGTTACTGACCCGGTGTACATTATTTCCGCGGGGCTTATGGAAGTTATGTATACCATTTTCTTGTCGGTTGGTATTGGATCACTATTGCCGGTTCTACGTTGCTGGTTACAGTTTATTTTTACGGGATCAATCGTACCATTTTGCAGTATACGCACAACTGAAACGCTGGGCACGAGTTCATATGCCTGCGCGGCCGCTCCGTCTGCAAGTACAGGAATTTCTTCAAAATCCAACAGTGTATCGCCGTCATAGAGATAAAATTGTATCCATTCCCATTCAGTGCTAACCGTAAGCGGTAGAGTGTAATATTCCTTACTCTGGTTAAGGTTGGTTTTATACTTAATGGTTTTATCTGACGGCTGGGGTGTTCCGCTACCGGTAACTAAAAACTGGGCGCACGAAATAACTTCCGGATTTATCGTGCCGTTTTGATTTTTGATAATAATGTCGGCGCTTGGCCAGAGTCTGTATATCGTCGCAGGGGCACCGGCAAATTTACTTGATAATTCGATGACTTTGTTTCTTGTCATTTGCTCGGGCGGAATACTGTTTATTGGCGCCAATCCCTGTGGCGTGGTAATGTTTGCCTCATACGGCGGTATAGGTCCCGAGTCAGTGGTATAAATTCCTTCCTGATAAGGTATTAGTGTAACTTCAAAAGTACCGTCTCCATTGTTCTTTTTCCCAAAACAGAGCGCCGGAGTTGTTATCTTATCGTAAATTCCAAACGATACGATATCGCCTTCATGGGGGATAGGCGGTTCAGCATTAAGCGGAATAGAAACGTTAAAGTTGCTGTAAATTCCAGGTTCCGGTATTTGGACTTGAATAGTACGGACTTTACCGGGATAGATGCCGTCAAACTGCATTATTTTAATGCCGTATAATTTATTTATATCGACAACGTCAAATATGCCGTCTGTCTGTATCTCGGTTATAACATTGTTTATTATTGTAAGACCAGTTATCGCAGCGCCTTCACCGATACCAACTACAATAGTATCGTCCTGCACGTCTACGCGGTTACCAATGCCGATTAAATATCCATCGGACGATAATTTGCGCACCCATATTTCCGGCCGCAGATGCCGACAGGCGAGTAGATAACGACCGATTTTAATCACTTGTTTATAGTCGGTGACAAAGGGCACTTCGATACTTTCAATTCTCGATGTTGGCTCAGGTTTTACCGAGCCATTGGCCATAACAAAAACCTCGGTTTCTTGATAACCGTCGTCTTTATTAACAAATTTGATGGAAAAGCCGTCCGGTAAATCTTCAAAATTTTTTTGATTTTTTGCTTCAAGAACGTTTTGGCTATTTAGAACGGCAACAGGATTTTCACGCGGCTTATCAATAAGTATGCCGTACCGGTTGCCGTTAAGTATTCTCATGCCGCGCCCAGTAGCAAGAACGGCGCTTAATAAATCGTCAACTCGCTTATCGGAGGTCAGTACCCCGTTGCAGGTGTATTCTCTTTCCGCGCACCACTCGTAAAATTCTCCGAATGAATCCAGATCAAGCATTGAATCGGGATAGGCGTTATTCCCTAGTGCAGGAGATTGTAATATTTTTAAAGCAACCGCGGCTGGGTTATTTGTTGGCACTTCTTCATTACTCCACCCTACCCCGTCCCATATCCGCGCGTAAGAGGTAACCATACAGTTCAGCGCATCAAGAGTTCCCTGCAAATTTTCGGTAGCTTTAATTCTAAAGCCAAGCCGCGCTGTCTTGTCTCGGTATTTTTCAATTATAGGCCTCTGTGGTTTCATTACTCCGGCTGCCTCTGACGCTTCTTGGTCATAACACCACGTACGTATTGCTGTTAGGAAAACCGTATCAGAAATTCTATTATCCTCAGGATCTTTGGGATTTGCACGCATGATGCGTAACTCAAGGGTCCTGTTTACTGCGGCGTTTGCTTCCATCAAGAAAAAAGTTTTTTCCGCAATAAAACGCATCACCTTTGATTTTTGTCGTGTAATGGTTGTAATGTGCGTTACCGGATTGTAATCAGTTGGAGACAGCCCATTAATGTCTGTACCAAAACGCCCAAATTCCTGCCATGCCGTGCTTCCACTGCTTCTCCATTCAACCAATAAATCAACCAGTGCATTTTGTCTTTCCCCCTGGTCATTGTAAGCAATAAGGCCGTTATTCAGCGTTATTTCTACCTGTACTTTTTGTGGATTTTTTGCGGAAAAACGAATAACTTCAAGGGGGTTGGCGCCTTCTACATTTAATAGCTCTATACTGAGACGTTCTTCAACTACTCTTTGCGGATATAAATCAACCTCTCGCGCAGTTTGCCTAAGTTCTATTTGCGGATTGCTGTCTGCAAAGCTTGGATCACAAAAACCGTCGTTTTCATCGTAAATCAAGTTGCCGTCTGTAAAATTATCCGGGTCATGATTTTTTGCTAAGCCGCTTACCGGCCCCAGTCTTAATTCATCTACCCTAAGTTTTCCCCAGCCTAACAAATACAAGGCGTTATAATACTGGTCTTGCCCGTCTTCTCCGGCTATTTCGGTATAGGGGGAACCGATAAACATCGGGGTATACAAATGCTCGCCCATCACGATCGGTATTGGCTTATTTCTGTTTGATTGGTTTTTTGCTCCCCTAAGCTGAGGAATACCCTCTAAACTATCTGCGGTATTGGTGTTCGTCGCATCGGGGGCTAGCCATTTTAAAAGCCCTTGCTGAACATGCTGGCCTATTGTTTTTCCTGTGGCACCAGAGACTATTGCATCAACGGCGGTATAAGCTCCGAGAGATAAAATACCAATGGTTATTTCTAGCGGTGATGCCCCTGGCTTACCTGTAGGGAATTCTCTTACGGTACATATATCTTCATTGGCAAGAATATAATTTTCATCTACTTCGAAGCCATTTACAGATATTAACGAATTATTAAAATCTATTTCTGGGAGTGCTTCCCGGATAGAAATGTTTTTATCTATTGTAATTGTGTCGTAGGTGTCATTAAATGCGCTTCGGTATATGTTAATTATTAACACGATAGTACCCTTTTAATTTATTCCGGTATCTAGATAACGGTTCGATCACAACGCCGATTTTTATAAGAGCGTGGATAAACGTCCCGTCTCCCAGACATACTCCAACATGAGACGGATGCCCCATTATCAGAAATTCAACAATTGCACCTTCTTCTGGTTTATCTAGCTTAGTATTGGGGATGATGTTTTCAAGAACTTTCAACACCTTTTTATTTGTTTCTATAATGGTATCTTGATAAAACACATCAGGGACAATTATCCCCTTCCTGCGCAATACTTCGATTACAATTCCGTAACAGTCCATGCCGGTATTATCGCGCCCATGAGGCTTATATGGTATACCAATTAAATCTTTAACTGTTATCATGCGCACCCCGGAACAGTCATAGGCGTGCATTTGATAGACGTTATTATATAATTCATTCTTTCATCAAATGACATTTCCCAAGATATTGATATTTCATTCCAGCTTGCAGCCCTTAGGGTAAAATTGTTTTCTTCTAAAACTTCAATTCCCATATTTCCCAATTCGTCATATATAATTGCTGCCATAAATTGCAACTGTGCAGATGTTTGGGTTTCTCTTATCTTTTCAATCCAGAACTGGTCAATAGCAGATATAGTTAAGGTCGCATTACCTATTTTTGCACCGTTTATATCGGGTGGCTGTACAGTAAATGAAGCGGCGTTATATATATTCCCGTTATAGGAAATGCTGTCAGACGAGTTAGCAAAGTACATATCGCCAAATTCAGGATGTGAAATTTTTATTAGATATGGCAACTTTGCTATTATCATTTGTGCCGATAAAATTTTTTGGACTTTTGGCGATGGCATTATATTGCCTCCATCCATTGCATATTTATCTCCAGATTATCGCCTGATGTATTGCTTACCCCGATTTTCGCCTCAGGAGCAAATCGGTACTCATATAATGTTTCAATATTATCGTTAATTTTTGGATACGCAAAACTGTACACCCCTTTTCGACATACGGTTTTCCACCATATATCAAAAACTCGATATTCCGGCAGCGTCATGTGCATAGTAATGCTCAATTCATCGGGCGCGTTAATATGGCTTGCGCGTACCTTGAACTTACCACTTCTGGTCTGGTCTGCGATAAAGCCGGGATTTGTATCCCACTGGGAAGGACGGAGAACTCTTCCGATACGTTTTCCGTTAAGAGTTGGCCAGGCTATCATGCTGTTATCCTTTTCCCACTTCTTCGCGCTGACATTGCGTCAAAAGCACCGTCATAGCTGCCGCCTGCCATTCCTTGCTGAATTATTCCATCTACAATAATTTTTATTTGCCTTGCCCCGTCTGTGTCCGTACTTTCTTGTGCTGAGACTTTAGCGCCGTGATTTTCAATGGTTATATACACTGGAGCAGCGTTGCCACTCATTAAAGTCTCCGGATGTTTAGTAGCGATAATGTAATCCTCTGGATCAGTTCTAAATACTCCGCTTGGGCTTAGAATCATATCATTCACCGATCTCGCCTGATAGCTTTCAATAGTTCCTTCCGCGTTCAGATGGCGGCGTTGTTGGAGATAATATTCTTCCTGCTCTTTAAGGGCATTAAATAGCCTTACATATTGTTCATTAAGCGTCCGCAGTCGTTCTTCTTCCCGCTGTCGCTCGTCATTGGTGGCAGTAAGCAAGTCATATTCTTCTGCCATTTGTTTTACAAGACCAAACGTTGTTACATCAATTATTTCATTAAGTATTTTTCCTATTTCAGTGAATGCTCTAGATATAATAAGCGCTGGTAAAAACATTGATTTCAACACATCTTTAGTTTCCATCAACATATTGGTTACTGGGTTTAATATATCATCAGCGCCTTCAATGCTATTCATCACTTTAGAAATAGCTCCTACGAGCATATTTATCAGCCCCATAATCCAACCACTCTGTGCTGTTCCCTGGGCAAAGTTGCCAGCATCAGAACCTTGTATTGCATTCATTCCCGCTTCGGCAAATTTTCCTCCCATATACCGACCATATCCGCCGTCACCAGAGCGTATTGAGCGTATTGCGTCATCGATGGTTGTCAATATCTCTCCTATAATGTCGTAACCATTATTAATGTAGTCTATATTTTTCTGAGTTTCTAATGCTTGTTTTGCGGCTTCTTCACTAATCCTTTGCTCTATCATCAAGCGTTTTACCGCTAGATCATATGTTGATTTTCCAGCATCAGCAAGTTGTTCTGTAAGGGCAGCAAGGTATTTTTCATCCCTTTTATTTTCTGATTTATTATCCGCTTCCTTTAGTTTCTGTGTAAGCAGCTTAAACGATGCTTCGCTACCATCCCATAAGCCGGATTCAACCATAGCAGCCAATACCGACCTCATTTTATCTGCTGCCACTTCCAGAACCTCGGTCTCTTCTAATCCCAATGCCTCATAGAGGGTTGGCATATTGTTCATATAGTCAACAAGATTATTTACTTCTGTAGTGTATTTTTCTATTGTACCAAGACCCCCTAACCCTCCCTCAACCTTTTTTGATTTTTCATTAAATATGCCACCAATATCCTTATCTGAATATCCAGTAGCTTGCGAGAGCGTTTTAACCCAGTCATCATAATCAATTTTTAATTTATCACGGCCTTTTTGAAGCTGTGCAATAATTACATCAATTTGCCTTTGATGTTCCTCACTTAACGGTTGAAAACTGCCGGTAGCAGTTTCCCACATGCTATCACGTAACTTAATCCATTTTGCAATCTCACGATCTACTTTTGTTGATTTGCCTTCTTCTGTATTATCGTATTCATTTTCAATCTTTGCCATTTCAGAACTTAATTGTTTCTCTATTCCGAGCAATCTATTAACTTCTTCCCGTTCTTTTTTTTCTCTTTGTAGTGTATCAACTATATCATTATACTGATTTTTTAATTGGATTAAATCCAACATAGTCCTATCTGTTTCCCGATTAAGTTCGGACGTTCTTTTTGTAATTTCCACTAATTTTCCATATTTTGTAGTTGCTTCTTCAATTTTGAAATGAAGGGCTATAAGGGACTGTTCATTAGTTGCGATGCCAGCTTCAAATGCCGCTATCGCAGCGTTATTGAGCCTTATGTTATTACTCATGTCTGCAATACCGCTAATAATTCCGGCATACCAGTTAATGCCTCTTGCTATGTTACCTTGTATAAATTGAGTAAACCCACTTTCAGAAGCTAATCTACCAAAAGCTAATTTCAAGTCATCAACAGCCATGGCATAATTTAATACTTCCCCTCTTGCTTCTCTTGTTGCCGTTGCCGCATCACCAAAGGCGTTTTCCATTGCTTCAAGATAGATAACCTGCGCTTCTTGTAAGCGACCAGCTTCTTCAAGTTGCCGCACCATTCTTTTTTGTTCTTCAGTAAATACAAACCCTTGTCTTGTTAGTGCATTAAGAGAGTTTGATGGATTTTCTAATGCCCTGCCAAACGTATTTGCCGAACTTGTTAAGCTGCCTCCCATTACATCAGCCATATTAATCATATTTCCGGCTAATCGCTCAAAGTTTTCTCCTGTAATTCCGGTAAACCCAAGTAGCACAGATTGCATTTCCATTATTTCATTAGTAGATCTTCCAGTTTCCCTTCTTAGTGTGTCAGCCATATTTTTAAGATCTTCGGATGTGGTCCATGATTGCGCACCGGTAGATTCTAAGACCGCACCTATTCTTGCAATGTGCACTTCTTGCTCTTGGTATTTTGCTATACAATCTTTTGATACAGCGCCAATTTCAAGAAAGGCGCTAACAACTGCTTGGCTGGGAGATACAATGCCCATAAGCCCCGCAGATATCGACTTAAGCGGTCCTGGTAGCTTATTTATAACAAGCTGGAATGCCCCAAAGTTTTTAGCCATAGAGTCTGTTGACTTACCGACCTTGTTTGACATAACTTCAAAAGCAGACAAGTCCCCAGTAGCTTTTACTATACCATGAGAGTCTATCTCTATTACTAACCTGCTAATATCAGGCATAGTACACCTCAGCTTTCCCGCAATGCCTTGTTAACTTCGCTTGCAGCCCACGAACACATCTTGCGTATAAACGATACTTCATAGACTGATAGATTATTCTGGGTGATCGAGCAATAAGAATCGATATCTTGATAAGTAACGCCATTGGGACACAGATAATAGAGATCGAGAAAAGAAGCAAACAGATCGGCAAAGTAAACAGGTGGGGGAATATCGCCAAACTCTTCGGCACGACCGCTGCTCTCCCATTTCTCATACCCCAGTGCGTCAATGATATGCTGCCTGTCGTCAGCGTGGCAGTAGTGTTCAATTTTACCCCCCGACTTTCTTGTTCTGTCGGCGTGCAGGAAAAAGAAGCGTTTAACCGCTTTTTCTAATTCCCGCTCGGCTCCGACAAAAAATTGGTGCGATCCCTCGCTTTGCTCAAAACGAATTCTTTTAATTCCGGGATTTTTTCAACCAACAGTTTGAATGACTCTTTGTCGTTCCCTAATTCTTTACCGTTTAATGTAACAGGTTCCGGCTCCCTGCTGATTTCATTCTTCCCTTTCCGTTCAACTTTCCAACCGCGTATATCAGCAATGCGGATAATTACATCTTCATTGCCCGATTCCAGCAGTTCGTCGATGGCCTCGTCATCAATCTCGGTAATATTGCCTTTATTATCTTTCGGAATGATGTTTTTCAGCTTTTTCACTTTCTGGCGGCTGTGCTGCTGGACTGTATCCGAATCATCGCCGAGGATGAGCAAATCAAAGTCGGCAGGCTTACCGTAAAGAACAACCGGGAACCATACACCGGCATCCGAGTTTTCCTGCGTTACCAGTTTGTTTAAATCCATATTTCTCTCCTAAAAATAATTTTTATGGCTTAAAGCGCCGGAACTCTCTTGCGAATTAAGAAACGATCCTCGCCATATGTAACAAAAGGAAGAGCCTGTTGGAGTTGTGGGCTGCCACTCAAGGTTGAGTTGTCAAACTTAATCTTCAAAACGATCGTGTACTCAATGTCGTTTTTCTCGCTGTACAGCGTAATATACAGTTCCCCGCCCTCGCCCTGTTTTGCGAGGTTGTACAGCTTGCCGTCCTCAACGTACTCGTTGATAGTCCCAGTAATATTGAGCATTCCCAACGCCTTTTCAATCGCCTCCTGCTGGAACAGCCCCTTGAGCTCACTCATGTTATTGGTAATAGCAAGGTTAATATCGACGCCGTCGATATACTCTACTGGCGCGAGATCATTTGGCCCTTTAAATTTCCAGCATCCTTGCAGGGTGATAAACTCAGTCGTATCATAAGTGTCCAGTTTATTGGCAAGGCTGAAAGGCGAAATACTTTCTAGTTTCGGGTTATTTGCCCCCATAAAGCCGAAGGTGAATTTTACTAACGCCCCGATGGTAAGCGCGATATTCAGAGTGTTGACCTGCAATCCCTTGAAAATCTGGTACAGTTTCGGGTCTTGTGAGTACTCCTTAAGCAACGAGAAAATTCGCTGCTTGTTGCCTGGCACAAGGTCAAAAACGTCATAATTCTGATCGGATAGATCGTCGTTTCTGGCAAAGCCATCCTCGCTACACAATACGGCTTCCAATAACAGATCGTGTTCAAGCGGCGCGAAATTTACCACGAGATCCCCGGCGTTCGATTCTGTTCCCTTAAAATTCTCAGCGGGGTTCCTCCCCGGCAACAATGTATCGTTTTCGATTTTCTCATAAGAACCCTCAAGAGAACTGGAAACATAGCGTAGCGGTTGAATATCTGGTGCTCCGGGCGCGAGAGATACCGCTTCTTCCGTGACTAGGTACAGGTTAGTATTCGGCGTGGTCTTGTATGCCATAAATTTCTCCTTAAAATGAAATCTGTATTAATGGTAAGTCGGGGATTAATAACGCGCAATTCCTAAGTACTTACTAGTAAGAACTTAGGGTATGCTTGACAGCTTGGTTTTTGGCGCCTATAATAAGCAATCTACAGGGGGAAATATGGTTAATATGGAATTATCTAAAAAGGTCCAAAAATGCGTGCATTGTAAAAATGATTTTACCCCAAATCCCACAATATATGGTTCAGTGTACTCTGTTTGCCCGCATTGCGCTTGCGTTCAAATGCCGCGCTTTCATCCGCTACGCTTAAAACACGGATTTCTCTTCTTACGTGGGCATCCGGCTCTCCAAAATCCAACAATGGTACAAGTAAAAGCGTGTATAAAATGATTGGGCAAGAAGCAAATAATATAAACTCTGACTCCGTTCAAACGAGTTATGATATAAGCCTTGACGAATTACTCGAAAAACACGAATGCCCGAATTGCAAAATTAATCATTCCAGCGATTATTGGAGAAACTACTTAAATATCCCCCGCGGGACGGTTGATGATACAAAAGGTCATTATATAATCTGCAAAAATTGCGGCCATGAATATAATTGGTCATTCCACATATAAATATACTATTTGGGCAATGATGCGATAAATTCAACCCTAACCACCGTCCGATAGTACGCTGTTTCCGCCCCGTGCGCTGCTCTGTAAGTTCGTTTTATCATTACAGCGCCGAACATTTTCCCGCGCTGGTATAGTTTAGTGATCCATTCGTACATTACTTTACCCAAACTGATTGATACACAAAGGCGTATTAAATGTTCTTTCAACATCCCACCCTCTATTTAGCCGCCTTATTATGACGCTTGCTTTTAATGAATATATATCAGCCCAATCTGAAACGCTTTTTGTTTCTCCATTATAGGTTATCATTCTGTTAGTAGATGTATTTCTTGCCTGTGTTTTGTTATCTGCCCATCGACAATTGGAAGGCTCATAGTTGCCGTCATTATCAATGCGGTCAATCGTAAGTTGATCGGCATAGCCATTAGCCATAGCCCATGCATGAAATGTTAAGAAATCTCTCCATTCTGGACAAACTGTTATCCCTCGTCCGCCATAACGATTATTTTTTTTATCATTACATCTGGCTTTGATACCACACCATATTCTGTGTATTCTAATTCTCGATTTTCCATGAGTTCTACTATTGTCTCCGGTTACTTTTTTACGAAAACATCCACAACTTCTGGTATCTCCATTTAATAATTTTTGTTCCGAAATCGCTTTAATGTTTCCGCAATCACATCTACATTTCCAGTATTTTTCTGTGGTTTTTGAGTATTTAACTTCATGGTCTATTGATAATACGAGAAGTCTGCTAAACCTTTGGCCAGATAGGTCTCGTACTTTTCTTTGAAATGATAAACCCAATTTTTTAGCCTTTTCCTTTATGCTGGCTCTGGAATGATTTACAAGTTTTAATACACCTACAACACCCAATTTTTGATATTTTTCTTTAAGAACACTTACTTCTTCATCTGTCCATAATATGTGTTTCATTGCCTACCTCTCTCAACAATTATAGTTTCTTATCTATCTTTTGTCAAGTAATTATAGACAAAAAACTTTATTTTTTATACAATTAAACTGGGAATAGGCAAATGACTGGAATGACGGCAAGCGAAATGGCAAAAATCCTCAGAAGGAAGGTAAAGACCGTGAGGCAACAGATATACCTCGCCGGAATAAAACCCAAATCAAAAGAGGCGATTTATGATGATGATGTTTTGGAGTATCTGCGTACAATCCAGCCACAAGGCCGCCCGAAAAAGGCTAAACCTTAATCCTTATCAAGAAAAGCGTAAAATTCAACTCGGACTACTGTTCTATAGTAAGCTGTCTCTGCTCCGTGCATAGCCCTGTATGTTTTCACTATAGTAACATCGCCGAATGTTTTTCCCCTTCCATACAGCTTATATATCCACTTTAGCTTTTCGGCGGTTTCGGCCTGCCCCGCTCCTAACGGAACCATGATGTCTATTTGAAATATCCCCGTCCAGTGATTTTTTGCCCCTGTTCCTAAACCTGCCGGCTCAGGCTCGCCCGGAAGGAAACTGAGTACAAAAAACTGCCTGTTTACCGGCTCCGTAAAAGGCTTGTTAGGGAGCGATACGTTAAGTGGGTTTCCATTGCCGTCCTTTGTGATATAAGGTACGCCGGAAAATTCGTTCAGTGTTAAAAAAGCGTCTGTTAGAACTTTTTCAATGAAAGCGTCTGTCATTGGTTCTCCTTACTCATTTAGTCAGTTTGTCCGCCGAACAAATTTTCATAATCTGCTTGGCGTTCTGCTTTTAATGATTTTGCCGCCTGTACGGATCGTTCCCATAGAATGTCTTTTTTTGCCATAGTTAATCCCACCATCCCATGAGGAGCCTGCAACGAATGGCCGTCAGCGGTTATCTTTGAAGGTTGTTTTTCTTTTTTTTGTTTTTCTACCGGAGGACTATCTCCATTTGAGTTTTCGCCTTTTTTCCAGCCGCCTGCAAATGGTTTACCTATCAGTGATTTTCCCTGGCCTTTTTCCTTGCCGTATCCTCCATATTCCAACATAGCTACATAGGGGGTTGAATTCTGTATATATATTGTTGCATCACCCCTTGCCTCTTGAATTACCTTACTGCCGTCGCTTAACACCTTACCGCCTTTTTTAAGGTTTGGATCGTATTCGTCAGTCTCGCTGTTTATTGTTACAAGCCAATTTTGACGGCAAGCACCTGTATCTACCGGCGTCTTCATTACCACGCGCTTAAATACTTCAAACGCGAATATATTTATTGCCTCTCTCGCCAATCCGGGTTCACCATTAACACCGCTCATATCCAAAGCCCATTTTGCCGGATCAGTTTTTCCACTACTTGTATCCCACCCCATTTATCGCCTCCAACCTAAACCTATTGTTAGGATTGAAACGATGCGTTTCCCCTAACTGCCCAACAAGTACGCCGTGATCTATTATATCGTCAATGGCTTGATCTTCCCATTCGATTGAATAGCCAAGCGCGTCCTTGCCCCAAGTAACTTTACCGTCGCGGATTATTTCTTTCATGATCACAATCTCATAGCACCATGACCCGCTTCCGTCTTCCCAGTGTTCGTGGATTATGTCGTAGGTATCGCCGTTATTAAGGGTGTATATCTGTCCTTCTTTTAAGGTATTCATCCGGCTACCTCTTTTTTCATATCTTGTAATAGTTCGTGCGGGCTTTTCTTTCCATCTTTTATAAGTGAAATATCTACCCTCTGCCCGCCGATATATAAGGTGATATTTACATAGTTTTCAACTTTTGATCCGTCAATAAACTTTTCTTTCATAGCTTTTTGTATTCCGTCATGGATAAACTGTAACCAATGACAAAAATCTTTATTTGCGAAATCGCCTAACAATAACGTATCGCCATTGATTTTCTCAATTTTGAAGTAGTCAAATATCTTTTTGGCTAGTTCATTACTTTGCTTTTTCTTGAATAAACTAAACATCCAGCTACCTCTTAAAAATCACCCGCAGTGCAAACTTTATCCGCAGCCTCAGCGGTGCGGCAAAAAGCTCCCGAATCTGTGTTTCGGCGATCAGTTTTGCTTCACGCCTTGCGGTTTTTGCCCCGATCTTGCGGGCTTGTTTTGCGTTCTTGGCGCTCATTGCTTTTTCCTCTTTTTTGGCGGTAATAACCTTGCCTTACAAAACGGACAGTATTCAAAATAATCCGCTGCATCATTCAAGCACCTTGGACAACGGCATTTCCATGTACCGTCTCTTTTTATCCAGTACTCAGGAGGCATTAAAACATTCTGTGCTGTTTTTTCAAGAATGTATTTTATATCATCTGAATAACCAAAACGTATCTGATTCAAGGTTATAGACTTCAAAATATCGCCGTCATTATGGCGTTTTGTAGCCGCATACCAATCGCAAAACATTTCGATTATGTCTACAAGGTTCATATCTTTTATGCCGTTTTCAAAATGCTCAGGGTGATGCCTATTATTGGCGTAATGATGATCAAGGTACGGCTTTAAGTCTTCTAGGAATTGTTTGTATTCATCGCTCCCATAAGTACAGTTGGCAAGTTTTGGGGTATAAACATCAAAACCGGCTTTCTCGTGCTTTTCAAGTTTACTCCTATCATGGAAAAATGCCCTTTTTAGAAGCAAAAGAATAATCTTGAATATGTTTTTTCTTACCTGCCGGATATGTTTCACTGTTTCTTTTCTTGATGAATACTTCATTTTGTTTCTCCTGTACTCCTACTAGCAAGAATTACGTTTCCGCAAGTGATCCGACTATCGTCTTCCTCTTTTGACGGGATAAAAACTATCACATCAAAACCAGCCGCTTTTAATTCTTCCTCCGCTTTTTTATACGGATAATAAAAATCATACCCGCCGTCAGTAATCATTCCGTTTTTTATTACCGCTTTCGTATTGTGCATTGGGGTAATTTTGCACATAAAGTATTGCGGATCAAAATAATGGAGTAATTCTTTAGCGTCTATAGGTGCGTCCGTCAATGCAAAGTTTAGGGCTATTTTTCTGCCTTTAAGCCCTTCAATTTCGGGATATAATATGTTTTTAATTGGCTGAAACCCCATAGCAAGCGGCATTGTTTTTTTACGAATCTCAAAGTCGGTTGTATTTATGCTTATTTGCAAACCGGCTTCGCCGTCAAAATTATTTTTAAGTTCAATCCATTTGTAAATAAAATCGCTTAGATTACCATTTGACTGAGGCATAATTGTAGATACAACCGGATGAAAGCCCCACCCCAACTTGTCAAAAAAGCCCTTTAAGTAATAAGCCGAATTTATTACATCGTCATTCCATGTCGGCTCGCCCATTCTAGCATAATGTAGGTTTATCCTTTTTGCCGCCTTGACTTCGGGGTGTAGAGAGAGGGCGTATTTAACCTGATTGACCAGATCATTAAACGTGGCGTTTATTCCCTTGCCTACCTGCGGCACATCGCAAAATTTACAGCCCATTGAACAGCCGTATTGTGTCGATATGGTAATAACCCATTTTTCTTCAAGGGGTAAAAGTTCCCCGTGGGGAACGCCGTTTATCTCGCGTGTAATCCCCATAAAATCGGCTTTTATGTTTTTCTCTTTTCCATAATCGCCTAAAGACAGAAATTCAAGCGGCTTGCCTAATTCACCTTGCATAATACAGATATGCCCTGTCGGTGTTTTAATTTGTTCAAAATTATTTTTATCCATGCTATATCTCCTATTTGCGGCACTGTAATTTAATTAAAATTATCTCGCTTGCGTTCGGGTTCACCGGATTTGAATTGATTATACTATACACATCTTTCAGCCTCCCCGCCTTGTCGTAAACTTCTATTGATGACAAGCCGGGTTTCGGCTCTTCCGGCAAGACCGCCATTACTTTAACATCGCCTGCCTTGATCACCGTTCCGTCAATGAGTTTATCGTCATAGCCGGTAATAACGCATACACCTTCATATCTTGGATCAGAAGAGTCATAGGTGTTTGTTGCCGGGTTGTAAACAGGAGGTATGCCGCTCTGAACCACTAGGATACATTTAGTACCGTTAGATCCAAGCAATCGTTTTGCAGTTTTTGCAAGGTTTGCATAGTTCATACTCTCGCTACTTCCATGGAGCCAACACTCGATCCACCGGCATCCGGTAATTCTTCTTCGCCGTACAGTCCTTTTAACAGCTTATTTAAAATTTCAAACCGGGAAGCGGCTGGATTGATAATATCTTTTGGGTTTGCGTAAGTTATATCCACGGCACCTTCAATGCGTTCACGCACCACTTCGCGGTTACTTTCCGTGCCAAAAAGGCTTTCTTCTGTCATTACCAGCCATACTGCTTCGCATGTTGCCTTCTTTACTGCGGCGGGAACGCCCTCGACTATAAATCCGTCAAGTTCAACGCCGGCACGGGGCCACGCAAGACCCTGTTCGAAGGTCTTGCGTTTTCCCAGCCATTCGAATGAAATATCAATTAATTGGGTGGCGGATATGACAGCAGCTTCTTTGCCATCTTCTTCCAGCGTCATAAACCGGGCAAGCCTATCTCCCATAAGATAATTTGATACATTAGAGATGTCTACATAGGCGTTTGCATCCGGGACTCCCGTCCCGTCTTCAACTGTAAACATGGCTTGCCCCCGTTATTGTTTACTTGCCGATGGTGTCAAACAAGGCTATAAGTTCTTCATCGGTTAACGCGACAATTTCATCGGCAGTTTTTAAACCGGCCTCGATTACTTTGCCCTCGATTTCCTTGCGCTTCTCATCGGCGATGGGCGGCGTCAATGCAACAGGTTTATCACCGGCCTTGCCATTGGGCATGCCCTTCCCTTTTGGGTTTTTGTTTTTGACGCTATCACCGGCCTTGCCATTGGGCTTGTCATCGTCTGTGGTTGTGTTTTCGGGTTGCTGTTTTGTGGCCGCTTTACGCAGCGCTTCGCGGGCTTCCAGCTCTTCTTCAGTGCAAATGTGATACCCATCTTTCTGCGCCTGGGTGATTGTTTCTTCGCTGTCGAATATGTCGGCGAATTTATCATTTTTCTTCATGGTTACTGTTTTTCCCATATTTTACTCCTTAAAAAGTAATGCCCCGCAATGCGATACACTGCGGGGATTGTCCTCTCTTAACCAAACAAGGTTAGGATGTGACGAGGCGAAACAGCTTTCCAGCCCCACGCCGATCTTATCTCAAGCCGGTTCTGCATATAGTCTCCGTACAACGCCGCCTGAAAAGCAAGACCGGAAACTGGGTCGACGATGTTTTTTACATCGAGCGCTGAATCTCCGCCAGCGGGAAGTTTCGGGGGACGGCACACCAGGAGTAGCGCGTTCCGGTGGAAGGCAATGCTCGGCAGGTAGGTAGTAGTATTCAACGTAATTACAGCGTTATCTGCAACCGCCTTTTTCAAACCGCCGGCAATTTTAAGCAACGTCCCGCCGTTCGGCACGTCTTCGGCCACAACGTACTTTGTCGTGTCGCCGGCAAAGGTTATTATGTTTCCAAGTTTAAAAACTCCCGATCCGGTGTCGATACCGATTTCTTTTGCGCCCACGGCAGCGGCTCCGTTAACCAAATACCCGGCCACGTCCCCTGCTTCGACAGGAAGAAGCCCGCCAGATTCCCAGATATTGAACCCTACTAACGGGCGGATAAGACCTTGTCGCAGTTCCTGATCGCCGCCAGCCTTATCTACATGGGATAGATTGGGAAGCGACAAAAGGCTTGCGGCGGCGACGGAATTTGCTACAAACTGCCGATCTGAGGCTGGAGCGCCCATTTCGTTCATAATCATGCGGGCCTTAGCCATATCGGCGATTGAACCGTTGAACGGAGTTACGCCCGCGGTGCCGTATACATTCCCTGCCCCAATACCCGCAATAACGCCCTCAAGAGCGAGATCCGCCTCTATCTCATTGGCAAGCGCTCTCATAGCCTGGGTAATTTGATCGCGTTTTTCTGAATCCAGTAAATCGCCTTGGCTTGATTCTTCATCTCCATTCCACACAATAGGATCGGCAGATTTCATTTTTTCGATTCTGACATTTACGTTATCAAAATCATCTCCACTGCCTGAAGGCGGACTGCCGGGGGATATTGACTGGGTACCTCTTGGTTTTGCGACAGGTACAGTCACAATCTGTCCAACAGAAACCGTATCGGCTTTCGCGCTTCTAAACGCGGCGGGAATAGCGCCGATCATTTCCCGTGAAACCGTGTCTAATGCCTCAAAAATTGTAGGCAGTAACTTTGTAAGATTGTTAGCCATAATTGACTCCTCAATTAATCTTGCACAGTGCCTCCGCCCTTAATATGAGCGATCTGCTGTGCGTAGGGTAATGTGTCAAACTGTTTCCGGTTCATACCGCTTCCAGAACCTTTTGACCCTCCCGCGGCACCGCCGCCGGTATTTGTGTTTTGCAAGTAATGCTTCCCTTCCTCGGTATTCAGGAAGTCATTCAAGAGGTCTGCCATCTTTGTAGCTTTTTGGCCGTCTGTAACGACATATTCAACTTTACCGCTATAGTCAAACGGCTCGAATTTTGACTTTGGATAATCAGCAAAAAATCTTTTGTGCAGACCATCTCTCAAGGTTGGGTAGATTGCGGTATTGGCGTTTACCAGTTTCGAGAATTCTTCTCCGATGATGTACTCTGTTTTTTCCCGCGAAAGGCCGTTGATTTTTTCTTCATACTCAGCCTTGGCCTTGGTGTATTCTTCGGAGCTCTTTACAATGCTGCTTTTAAGCTTTTCAATCTCGCCCTGAAAAAATTGTTTTTCCTTGTCGGGCAAACCGGATTCCAGTTTCTCATTGAGTTCCTTGCTGACAGACTCAAGCTCGGCGATCTTTTGCTGAAGTTCGGCATTTTTCTTGTCAGCCAGCTTTTTTTCAGCGGTAATGTCGTCACGATTTTTGAGTATGGTAAGTTTCTCTTTATCATACTCAGCCAAAATCGCGTTGATTTGCTCTTCCGCGTCTTCCCTGCCCTCAAAGCGAGGCGCCAAAAATTCTTTGTCGATAGCCATAATTCATACCTCTTAGTTAAGATATTTACCCCGCTACTGCGGCGCGCTACTGCACTGGTAAATGCAAGCGATCAAAATTGACATATACGCTACTGCGCCAGCCACTGGCCAATGCCAAAATTTCATGCCTACAATAAAAAAATAAGGGGGAAATTAAATTCGCGCAATTCCTAAGTACTTACTAGTAAGTACTTAGGGTATCTATTGAGATTTACCGGACGGGTAATATTCGCCGATCGGCGGGGTGAATATTCCGCCGCTCTCTGCCGCAGGGTAATGCACAATGCCTTTACTTAGATATTTATACGGGTCTTTTGCCCTTCTGACAAGTTTTAATTTTACCAATTGCCCTATGGTAAATAGATCAAAAATGTCCATTTTAGTCTTCCCGGGGAATTTTAAATAAGCTGACCCACCCGCTACTGCCTAATATGTAATATTCGGCGTCTGAAATAACAAGGGCAATAGAGCCCATTTTGATTTTAGCGGCACCCGGTAAATAGGCTATATCGCTCGGAGCGTCAACAACGTAATTTATGACCCTCCTTGTAAACCCGCTGCTTCCCTGCGGATTTAACGAGTCGGCAACCCATTTGTCGTTTACTATTTCTATACCCATATATTACCCCTTGTATTTTTTAAGATAAGCCATGAATGGAAGGGGCGCAATTCGTAAGTACTTACTAGTAAGTGCTTAGGGTATGCAGTCTAATCTGGTAAATAGCGTCTCCCCTGGGACACGTCACGCTTTCGCGGAGAGGTGCGGGGAGTCCTAGAAAAACAAATTAAGAAAAATGTAACGCCTGTTTTTTTGGAGTTTCTTTTTCAGAATCTATATGGTGTGTTTTTTGATATGTATTTTCATACTCGATAAATGCCTTTTTTATATCCTCAGGAGCGTCAACTGTTAAATGCCAATTACCAGGTTCTGGCACAAAATAGGGGGAATCCCAAAAACTAGGCCTTCTCATACTCATAAACGTACCCCTTGCTTATCTATCGGCAAAATAATTGCCATTCACAGCTAATTCTATCATACTTCCAACCTCTTTTGCAAGCCTCCGTGCTTCAACCCCCCTATTAACGTATTCAGAAAAAGCCTCGGCAAAGAATTCTCTGTCGTTTTTCGTAGCATAACCAGATAATTCGGCGGCAATATCCCACCTCCTAATGCTAAGGTTATCAAAGGCATCCTCCAGAATGAGCGTTTCAATGCCAAAATTACTCCCATACGTTATAAGTTTGTTTGCATAACGCTCATTTAATATAGTATTTAGCCGATGCCCTATCTCGTGAATGATAGTTGCTCTCCAATCTGTTCCCTCTGGGTGAAAACCTTTATCTATATCATCTGCATAGGCCACTTCAATTGTTGGTAAATCCCTGTAATAGTTTTTGTTCAATGAAATAGCGCCTTGATCTGAAAATATTGATGCGTAACCATCATCATTTGAATCGTCTTTTAATGATACAAATTGATTCCTTAGACTTGGGTATTTTTCCAACGCATCATCAAACGCTTCTAAAATACCATCTTGTACTTCATTTTTTATTCCAGTAAGCGAAATATCTTGAATACCGGTAATATTTTTTATCCTATTGATAACTGTAGTATCCGTATTATTAACCTGTTCTTTTGAATTTGCTAAATCAATTCCTTCTTTATCGGCTAATTCTTTTAACGTTAATGTTCTGCCGTCTGTAACGAATGTATTTATCTCTATTCCGCTTTTGTACATCTCAAACCGTGTCGGCCCTAAAATATCCCTGACAACATCGTCGGGCTGCGTCTTGAGCCAATCATCATAAGTAGTGTTTACCGATACCGGGCCGTCCACCGAGGCGCGCTCATCGCCGTCGTCAAAGTCCTCCATGCCCTTGACGCAAGGGAGGTAGAGGCAACGGCAATTGTGGTGGCTGGGCAACGCCGGCGCTTCTTCCAGCGTCTCAAACTTCTTGCCGTCCAGCTCGCCGCAGGCCAGGCAGGTTCGGCTGTCGAGGGTTCCAAGATACCGGTAGCCGCTGAACAGGCGGCTGTTTTTTCTGTACGTCTCATCCCGCGCCATTTCCGCCATACTTGCTACCATAGTGCGGGTGTTCCGTTCCAGCGATCTCCGGAGCGTCTGCATTTGCCCCGGTTCAAGGTCTTTAACAGATCCCAGAACATTTCTGTTTATCTGTTTTGCGGTAAGCCCCGCCAGATAACCGGCTCTTACCTGGCTGTCCCACGTCTTGTAGAGATTATCGCCCAGGCCGTCAAGGTATGTCTCAAATGTTTCATGTCCGTTTTCGGAGTAGCTCCCGAAACTCGCCGCCGCCCAGATTTTAGCAGGTGCGGGTAGTTCAAAACCAGTTTTTAGCCCAACGCTTCTAACGGCGTTTTCAACAAACTTTGCCTCTTCCTCCGCCAGCTTTGTAAAGTCTGACTGAACCTGTCCGTTAAGCTGTCGGCTGAGTTCCCTTGAGATACGTCTTATTTCCGCAGCGATACGGCGGTACTTTTCTTTGGTTTCTATGCCTTTGGCTTTTGAGATTATTCCGCGTATTTGAACATTGGCGGCATCGAGAATACCCTGTAGTTTCCTGGCTTCGTGGTTGGAATACCGCGTAATGTTAATGCCGTGCCGGAGATAGATATCTCTTAACGCGGCAGATCCGCCATCGCCTCCGCTATCGCGGTTGTATGCCTTTGCCATTTATCATTTTCCTACATAGTTTCTTTTTCCTTACCGTTATATTTACTTCATCAAGAGGAAAATAGAGAGTGTCAAGTTTTTCAAGTAAATCATCCAGTTCCCTCATTCCTCATCCTCTCTTTTTTCCGCAAAGTATAAGTCTATCGTCATTCTTATCAACTTTGATAATTCATTGGCTTTATCAATGGACATAAAATGCGCTGTACCGTCTGAGTATAGTTTAATGAAGAATTTTTCATTTTCTTCAAGAGTGCCGTTATCAATAATCGCCGCTTTCATTCCACTTGCTTCTTGTTTAACTATTTTTGCGTCCATTCCTCACCCTCCGTTGTTTTTTCCTTACCGTTGCATTTACTTCGTCAAAATCATTATAGAAATCGTTTTCAAAGCGTTTCAGCGCTTTCTTTATTGCCTCTTTTACACTAGGTGCGTATACCGTATATGTGCCTTCCTCACCGTCCGGGTGATAGATACCTTCAACGTCAACGGTAAACCTTTTCATTTTAGCCTCTTCTGTTTACATTCCTTAACGATTTTTGCAACTTTTGCTACAGCTTTACCTAAAAAATAACAATAGTTTTCCTGCTCTTCAAAATCATCATCGTCAAACTTTCCCGTATAATGTAATGAGTCAAATTCGTACGCAAACGCCGCGTGGCCGCATTCGTGCGCGAGAATCTCATCATCGACATCGGCAAGGTTCAGATACATGGTGCCGAGCATATTTGAGTAGCCTATGCCCGGTATATTGTGGTTAACGATACCAGGCGTTGGGCGAAATAATCCCGCTGTTCTGGGCGAGGTATTATTAACCCCACCTTCTTTTTTAACGTCTGCCGCTAACGCTGATAGCATTTCTTTTCTGGTTTTATAGACAGCCAGCCGAAAGGTTACATCATAAAGGTCGAAAGGTTTTATCTCAAAGTTTTTCATGTTGTTTTTCCATGTTAGATCGTTTTTTAAAATATTCGTCTGCAAGCAATTCGTAATCTTTCATATCGTACAACTTTCCGTCAATAAGTCGGCATTCTTGTTTCCAAATTCCTAATAGTCTGCCGCCATATTTATTAATGAGTTTGTCATAAGTTTTTTCAACAGGATTGCCGATAACTACGGCAAAATTGACTTTATTAAGCCCATACTTTTCGAAGATATCCCGAACAGAGGTTATTAAATCTTTTCCAAATATATACGGATGCTCTTTTCCAAAATGGACAGCATAAAATCCATAAACTTTGTTTTCATATCGGCCTATCTGGTATTCAATATACCCAATAATCTGATCTTTCCAGATCGAAACAAAGCAATTCTGGTCTACTGTGTTTTTTGGTAATTCAAAATCTTCACGGTATGGATAGTTATGCATATACATATAGAATGGGTCAAATGCTATATCCAAAAATAATTCCCTTAACTTTAATTCATGTTTTTTTGCATATTCAAGCACTTGCTACTCCCCGTCCCCATCCGGCCCGTGGCCATCAATACCATCATCGTCAAGTTCCTGCAAAAAGGTGTCAAAGGTCATGCCCTCGGGAATATACCCCGCTCTTTTAAGCGCGTTGAACCAGACACTCCGGGATATTTCTCCTGACTGTCGGGCCGTGTGCATGATTGCCAGCACTTGAGCGGAGAATTCTTCCGCGTTGAATGTCGTCGGGAGCTCGTACGCCCAGCTATTAGCCTCATCTTCCGGGATGCCGTTCCACATCGCCATGAGCCTGACCGCCTGGGTAATTTTATCGCTCATGCTACGATCAAAAGCGCCGAGAACACCGTGTTCTGACGCTCGGTGTATCCTGGCGACCTCGGCGGTCTCCACCCCTTTTTTTTCGGATCCGATTGCCATTATACCGAGTTTCGCCATGCGGTCTAAACAAGTGTTTAACGCTTTTAAAAGCTGCTCAAGGCCGGCGCCGGAGAATTCAAGGTATTTTACCCGTACGTCTGATATTTTTCCGTCTTTATCTTTCTGGCAAAAAAACTTGAATTGCGATCCGCCCAATGTAATTTTTTTTGGATCTTTCTTCTCTTTATCGTTATACGGCTGTTCCATATTTTCCGCGATGGGAGAAGGGCACCCGGTATAATGCAGGCCGTTTTCATAATCGGCAGTTTTCTGGTAATGACCGATATTCTCATACGCTAACCCAAGCAGCATTGATTTCTCCGGCACTTCGCCGGGGCAAGTGTAAAACGGGATGAAATCAAGCGGGCTTCCGCCTATTCGTGGTTCTATTCTGCTTTTCTCTGTAAAACCGTTTACCCCTTTATCGTCTTTGATAAATATCCGCTGTATATATTTACCTTTATCAAAACATAAAACGCGGTAAGCCTCTTTCACAACGGTGTCAAATTCATCATCGGGTTTTTGCTCTTCTATGTCTTCGCGCAATACAACAACCGAAAGTTTTTTTGCCCCGCCAATTATTGAGTGCTCCCAATTGTATACCGATTCTGCGGCATACCATTTCAGGTACGCAGAACTCTTGCTATCGGCTAATGACGTTCCCGGCTCCACTGTGGGGTGATCTACCAGTATCCCGCCCCACGGCGCCTGCATAGCGTCCCAGGCAATGTTTGAGGCAAATTCGTCGATCCCCGTGAACGAGGCGTCAACATTTCTAAGGTATCCCTTGAATGCGTCAGATATTTTATCAGCGCCCACCTGCACCGGGTCTTTGGCAAAAATGTTCCCGTGCAGGCCCTCGGCGGTGCGGCTGGTGCCATCAAAGAAAACCGCGCGCTCTTTGTAGTTTTTATAGTCTTTGTCGCTTTGACCATCGGGCCGGGGAAGGTACTTTGTGCCGCCGTTTTTGATAGCGTCCTGCCCTTCAACGCAGTCACGTACGGTCTCCCACCGGGATAAGTATTTGTCGTATAGTTTGTGTCGCTTATTTACTGGCATAGTTTGACTATATGCCCGGCGTTTATAAAATCGCAATTCCTAAGTACTTACTAGTAAGTACTTAGGGTATGTGGTGTTTTTATTAGTACAAAATCAACGTTTTCAGAATAATAGCCGTTAGACGTTCCGTACCATTTAATAGTTACATATCCATTTACGGTGGCAAATTTATAAAACGTCCAGGTGCAAGTGCCGTATTCCACTTCGCCTCTATTGCTTACTTCCTCTGCCAGCAAAATGGGCGAATTAAGCAATACATCAAGATCGTTGTCTATATCGTCAATAGTTACCTCTTCGCAGCAATCTTGATTATGATACATTTTGTACACTTCGCCGCTATCGCAGTAAAAAAGAAGTTCATTGTCTCCGTTATTTACGATTTTTGATAAAGTTTTCCCTTTTAAGCTTTCAACGCTATCGTCCATTACGTTCTCCCTTAGCAAATTCCCATTATTAGTATGGCTATTTTTTGTATACATCCCTGCATGCAATAAACAACGCGACCATAATCAAGATTATTCCGATGCCTGACGGTATCCAAACCGGAGCTAAAACCCAAACCCATGGCCAGTCAATCACATTTAGAAGCCTAAGAGTGATAAAAACTATGGCTAAAAGGCCGCAAAACCCAATACCTCCGCTTGTTGATTGTTTTGTGTCACTCAAAATATTCCTCCACATCTGTCAAGTAAATTATACAAGGGCGGCTTTAGGCACAACCCTTAACGATCTCGGCACACGGTAGTTATTGATGAGATATCCTTTATTTTTCATGGCTTTAACATGGGCGTCAGCCGTCGAGATATGAACTTTAAGGTGATCCGCTATGTCGCTCAGCGCCGGGCATACTCCCTCGCTCTTTTGATATTCAGAGATAAAATCATATATCTCTTTTTGCTTTACTGATAATTTTTCCATACTTCCTCCCATGGTCTATATAAATAACATACTACATATTGTTACACAATGCAAATAAAATATTATGTAATTATTGTAGTAACAAATTCGTCCAGTTTTGGGTAATCGGGATCGCCAGGGAACACCCCTTTTTGCTTGCCGGGGTTTTCGGGGTCATCCACAAACACCATTTGCCGCATCCGGTAGACATGGGCTTGACCGTCGTTAAAACCCATCTCGTAGATTTCGCAGCAAGTCTCAGTGATTTTAGCTTCTAAACCAAGCCAACCGTGTTCGTTGACATCATCTATCAATTCGCTTATCTTCTTGTTCAACGGATTATCGGGATCGTCTGAAAAAGTAATCTCTGCCATTATTCTGCCTCCCTCTTTTTAAGTATAACCAACGCGCAAGTGGACCTAACCCTCTTTAGTAG